GTTCTGGCACCAGCGTCAGCTCGTAGCGGCAGCGTTGCCAGTCGGCCAGCAGTTGGGTGTGCTCCGGCTTGGCGTAGCCGCCGTCGACGGCGGGTTTCAAGATGGAGATTTGCTGGGTTGCTACCGACATACGGCGCGATTTCTCCATCTGTGCCACCGATTCAGCAGAAGGCTGCTCAGGTTCGGCCAGAGTTGGCATGCCGTCAGGGGAGTTGACGATGCGCAGGCCCTTTGACTGCCCATCAAAAAGCCTATCGAACTGCTCTTTAGATACTTCAACATCATCAGGTTGAGAAGCGTTAAATGACGCCATAGATGGTGACCAAGTATATCGCTGCATCAATCAAACCCCCTTCCCGAATGTAAACCAGAAGAAACCATTCGCACCGCTAGCAATTCCGTTTGAATCCAAGTAGAGCTGCCTACACCTGAATGAGCCCGCCACCCTAGTCTGGTCGTCAATAACGGTGGATTGCAGACCCGTTGGAGAGGATGATTGGAGATGACCGAACATGGCGACATAGCTATCAGCAGCTGGGTACGAGATGGGAAAGGTTATCGTGGTGAACCCACCAGAAGGCGCTCCCATGCCTCCCTGTATTAACCACCCACCCAGCCACGACGGGAGACGAAGCGCCATTGCTCCGGTCGTTGCTACCATAGAAAATCCATGCTTGGCTTTTTTTGGTGTTAGTGCGACATCATCGGCGCTGCCCGCTTCAACCTGCTGTTGCGTTGCTACCTTGAGCATTCCACGCAAAGACTCGCTTGCCTGAATCACCCATCCCCACAGAGTTTTTACCGTAACCACTGCTGCCGCGCTCGCTGCAGTGGAGTCATTCGTTTCATCCTGGCTGGCAAGGCGGGTGAAGCCCTTGAGCTGTTCGCTGGCGTCTGGGTGGTTGCGGCTGGCCTCGTGTGCCTTCATAACCCTGGCCAGCTCCTCCTTGCTGACAAGTACCACAGAAGGATCGATGGTCGGGGTGAGCAGCTCGCCGTTGGATGGGATAAACCGCAGCTTGTAGATAAAGCTCTTTGCCTCGCCACTTGAATCGACCGGCTTCCAATCATCGCTGACCCGCCGATAGGCATACAGGATCCCGTTCCCCTGATCGATGAGCTTGCAGCCTATTTCACGGATCATGTAGCCCGCGCCGTTGATCGCATCATCGGCGGGGATGTAGCAGGTTGCTACCCACTCACCAGGGTTCTTATCGTCCTGCTCTACGATGGCAGGGAACTGCTTTAACGGATTGATCAGGCGAGTCCTGGTGATGGGGCTTTCGCTGTCCGGGAGTTTTCCGTCACCGATTTCGATAAACCCTATGGTGACCGGGTATTTCATCTGCTTGGCCAGCGATTCAAACTGCTGACCAGCTGATGTTACATAGCCTCTAAAATCAGCCACGATATGCCTCACTGTCTGAAATTACGTATGTTTCTGCCTGAATAGCCAGGCCGGGATAAAAGAGGCTGTCTGATGGTTGCGCCTTGAACGGCACACAGTCAGAGATGACCCCTGTTTCTGCGTAAACGGCCACACCTGCCGTCACATCGGCACTTCTGACCAGCCGTATATCCACGCTGTCTCTGGCTGCTTTGTAGGTCGCCACTCGGCGAGACACTCGCTGGCTCAGCTCGGCAGTCAAGCTGCCTGACTCAAGGCCAGCTTCCACCTCGATCACGAAGGGTCTGACGCGACGCACAGAGCAGGAAAATCCGATATCGGTCACCGCCCTGGTGATTCCCTCAAGCGAGCATGAGAGGGACTGCAGCGGGAGCGCGCCGGCCGTTGTTTTTCGCTTGGCCATGAGGGTGTCACTGGCAGACCAGTCAGATACCCCACGCTCGATAGCGAGCGATGGCAGGAACTGCTCCGGGGTTTTAAGGCCATCAAACAGCTGAGGAAGTGGTGCCTTGGCATCCACCTCGCCAATCATCTGATCCAGCGCCTGCTCGATGGCCATCTGCAGGGCGCTGCGGTTATCTGGCTGGATGCTGTCAGTCATAAACCACCTCAACCGTTACCCCGGTGCAGTAGGGAGCTTCGCTCACGGCACAGGTCAACGGGGCGAGTGGCTCAAGCAACTCGACCCGTTTCACTGTCTGGTGGCCATGGGCAATGGCGTAGAGGCGGCCAGGGTCGATCACTCCCTCCAGCTGGCGAGCACCTTCGGCATAGACCTCCAGCTCGGCCTTGATGGGTGCCGGGTTGATGAGGCCACCTGGGGAGTTGCTGCCATGGAGCTTCATCCTGATCTGATAGGGGCGAATGGTCGGTTTCTTTACTGTCACCACATCCGATGCGAGCGAGATAGATGGCCGTTTCATGTAGGCATTTGCATACGCCAGCAAATCATCTGACGGCGTACCATCCCCTGCTCTTGCCAGCAGCCAGCAATCAACCAGACCAGACTCTGCCTTGGCCATCTTGGCGCGGCCATCCTTCACCTCGCCAGAGCGGGAGCCTGTCGGAAAGTCGTAGGTCATCACCACCCGGTTAGGCTGAGGAGAGGTGACCGTGATGGTCGGCTTGTCGCCCAGCGTCATCAGGTGGAAGCGGTAGGCCAGCTCGGAACCGGTGGTCGCAAATCCGAACGGTGCCAGCAGGCAGCGGGTCAGCAGGTCTACGTCCGATTCCATCTCGTCGGGAATGGGCGGAAAAGCGCTTGGGTTGCCTTTCTTTATCACCTGCCGAGTAAGGCCGAAATCGGCAGCGCGGGCATCAAGGTTGGTTCCCTTCGCCCACAGCATCAGGATCTGGCGAATCTTCTCATTCAGGCGCCGTTCGCGGTTCACCACCACCATGGCGCATGCCTGGGCGATGATGCTGGCCAGCTCGGCATCGTTCTCCAGCGTCTCGGCAACCGCGCTGGTATCGTCAGGTCTCATGGCCATCACCCGTTCAAGGATGATCCCCTTGATAGCGGCCAGCACCTGCTCGAACCCGTCCACTTTCAGCACATCAGGCTCGGGGATGCGGTCAACTCTGGGGTTAAATACGCTATTGGTCATAGAGGGACTCTTACGGTGATATCTGCGCCTTGCCAGCTGCCGTCGATATGGGCATGCAGGCCATCGCTGACGATTTCAAACTGGATGCGGGTAGCCTTGAAATCGAGCACGCCGTTAGCTGGCTCCAACATGGCGTCAAACATCGCGGCTTTGACCTGCAGCACAAGTGCCTGATTCGTCAGGCGGGCCAGCGCATCAGGCACATCGCTGCCAAATAGCCGGCGCCTGGCTCTCGCAGCGCGGGGTGTGGTGAATACCTGGAGCAGCCGGCTGGCCAGTTGCTCCGTGCCGCTGATAAAGCGGCCCGTTCGTCTGTCCATTCCGAGCATGTGGCCTCGCTTACTGTTTCTGGGATGTTTTGGGGCCGCCGCCGTGGTCGTGGTCATTGTAGATATTGCGGTCTGCACTCATTGAGCGGGTGGCGTCGCTCATTTCACCCGTCGAGTGAACCTCATTGGTAACGAACTCGACCCCGCCAGGCGCGGTGACTGTCAGCTTGCCGGTCTCCTTGTCCCACTCTTCCATACCAAGGGCGCCAATCTTTCTGATGACCTTGTTCTGGTCACTGGATGGGAGAGGGAACTGGTCAGAGGGGATGCCGACCAACGCAATCGAGCTGGTGTTGCGGTCGCCGGAGCCATAGTTGAGCACCAGCGCCAGCTCGCCAACGCTGGGTGTTCGCCACTCGATCACATCGCCTGCCGCGCAGGCAAACCACTTGATCGGCGGGGTTCTGGCCTTGCCGATGGCGATCACCACTCGCTGGCCGACGACTTTGGTCACCGTCCCCATCTGAATGGCATTGCGCCCACGGCGGGCGCCGGTCTCCAGCTCAGCTTCAATATCGGAGATCCTATCCATCAGAGGAGCGAGCATGCTGGATATCAGCTGTTCAATCATGATCACCCCACCGGATGATAGGAGTTAGGGTCGTCAGGGTTCACCGGGTTAATGGCAACAGAGATGCCACGTCGAATTTCGCCAGGCCCATCAGATAAAGACCGGCCGAGGTAAAGGGGCTGCAGCCACTGAACCCCCCGCGATTCCACCCCATCTATACCGAGCAGCCAGCTGGTGTCACCGTTGACCTGTATCTGCGGCATGCCGACCTGATCCGAACTGACGAGCAGTACGTCAGGCTTGCCAGCTTCTGCCGCCGGCTCCTTGAACAGGGCTCGCCGCTCCAGCAGACGCTCAACCTCGGCGGCCAGGTCCAGCGCCTGCAGCAGCGCGTTTGGTTGCCCCTTCGGGATGATGCAGTGGGCGGTGATCATGTACTGGTGGTTATAGCGGCCATCGTTCTGGCGCTGGCCAGGGTGTTCATCCTCCCACTGGAGCAGGATGGTCGGGGCGGTGATCTCCACCTTTCCCCACTCGTCGTATGCCTCGATGGCCAACCCATCGACCAGATTGGCGCGCAGCCGCTCAACCAGAGCAGCGTGATACTGGCTGGGGGTGGTGATGTCGTATTTCATGGGAAACCCTATCTGGCGCCGCGAGGGGCCTTGCTTGAACTCATGATGCTGTTGCCTGCACTGCGGGCGCTGCCGTTGCCTTTGCGGTCAAAAAAGCCATCCCAGTAAATGCTATTGGCTCGACCGCGCAGGTCTGTCTCGAAGTGGCGCAGGAAAATATCCGGCATTCGCTCCAGCACCTCATCCTCGATCTTGACGATGATGTCGTCAGGGATCGGGATAGTCAGTTTGGTTACCGGGTATCGTTGGTCTGTCTCGCGTTGCATATAGACCTTGCGGCCCCTGCGCACACTGACGAACGCCTTGTCGTAATAACTGCCCCTGAACATCAGGCCGCCCCGGGTTTTCTTCGGGGTTCCCTTGAATGCGTTGGGGCTCAGGTCGTTCATCCCGAACCAGAACTTCATTTCCGCCATATCTGACGCTGCAGGGCGGATATAGGTTCTGACACGGGCCTTGACCGACTTCTGGTTGCGCAGCGCCAGCTCTTGCTGCAACACCTTGCGTGATTGCGACATAACGCTCTGTTCAGTCCGCCTCATAGCCCGGTTGAAAGCAAGCGGGATCGCCTTCGGGTCAAGGTCAGCGAACTGGTCGATGACGGCTGCGAGGTCTGCATCGTCGATAAACAGGTACATCACAGCCGTCACCTCATATGGTGGTCTTGCTAAAACGGGGGCCGGATCCAGCAGGCAGGTTGGCGTCACCGGCCAAGCCAAGCATCAGCACAGTCGTGGTGGCGTCGGTGTAGTCGAGATCCACAACCCAACGGGTGCCGAGCGGGGTCTCAACTTCTGCCCCCATCACATCCTCCCGGCGCAGCCGGTTTTGCAGAACCGTCAGCACCCCTTGCTCGCTGGCCACGCGCACCCCGCGAGGGTTGCTGCTGCCAGTGGGCACCTTCGCCTCCTGCTGGCTTGTGTCCCAGATGGCCGCAATCTCCATACTGGCACCGCTTTTGAGCAGCAGGGTATAAGGGGATGCCATAGCCCGGTTAACCCGCGCATCAAGCCGGACTGTAAGGCGATCAAAGCGGCTCATTACTGAACCAGCAGAGCTTCGGCGTAACCGCCGGCACCGCTGCTTACCAGCTTGCCGAAGTCGTCCGCATCCTTGGTGGTGTCCGCGACCAGCTTGGCGCCATCCCACTTGACGGCAGTACCGACAGCAGTCAGCGTTGTATCGCAGGGGAGAGACCAGACACCGGACAAGGCGCCGGTGAACTCTACGCCAGCGGCAGCGGTCTCCAGCGGGACAACCGTCAGAGAGCCCATCTTGATCGGCTTGCCAGAAAATACGCCGCCTTCCGGGGCGATAAACGCCATCTGATTACCGGCACAAACAAAATTCTTTGCCATGTTGTTATTCCTGTTTTTTGCCAAAAAGATGGCCCGCCAGATGGCGGGCCACTCCCATTACTTGCCGCTCGACTTGACCAGGCCGCGATAGTCGAGAGCAGAAACACCCGCGTCGATGCGTACTTTGGTGGTCACGCCGTCAACGGTGAAGCCTTCCTGCTGCTCAATCCACGGGGTATCCATGCCATCCAGGTAGGCAACCTCGATAGTGTCGCCACCCTTGGCGGCCAGATACCACTCAGTGGCGCTGGCATCGGAGAGGCGCGGCTCGCCGATCACCTCAGCGAACCCTTTGAGCGGGTTGCTGATACCGGAGTTGGCATCGGCACCAGGAACGGAGGAGCTGTTGATCAGCTGGGCCGCAGTATCTTCCAGCTCAACCGGCGCCAGGACAAAGCCCGGGCGGATGTTGAGGGCACGGCCCGGCTTGTCATTGACGCCGAGCGCCTTCTGGCTGCGCATCAGGGTCTTGGCGGCAGAGAGCGCCTTGATCGCCATGGCAGAGTCTGCACCGGTCAGCAGGTTTTTGTGATCGGCGTGGAACAGCGTTTTACCATCCGGCATCTTGACGTTGCCGGTCAGCACCGCATAGACCAGATCGCCGATGGTGCCACGGGCAGCCGCACCGAACAGCTTTGGCAACTCAGTCAGCATATGGAGGTCATCGTTGATGATGGCCTGACGAGTGATGGAGAACAGCTCGCCGTAGGTTGCCAGCTGGATGGTGGCGCCAGTGTCATTCAGGGTGACATGCTTGTACTCAGCCCCTTCACGGACACGGCGCAGGCTGGGGATATCGCTGATGCCAATGCGGTTGGCCACTTTGAAATCGGTCAGCGTGCCCTTGCGCGTCCACTTGTCGAAGGTCTCTTCGGCACTCTCCCAACCCTGCAACACCGACTTGTTGGCCACATCCAGCAGGATCTTGCCAAAGTCAGAACTGGTATGGGTGAAGGCCATCCCCACGAATGCCATCGGAGTCAAGCCGCCGGTCGAAATACCACGACCCTCGAGAGAGGCTCGCGCCAGCTCGCGCAGGTTGTAACCACCATAGCGGTTATCAGACTCGGCCTGTGCATGACCGCAACGGGCCAGCAGGGAGGCGCGAACGGAGTCACCAATCAGGTTGCCGTTGCCAGCGTGGATATGCACGGTGGAACCCAACGGGCCGGATTGGCTGGCCGGATTGCCCAGCGCCGCCTTGATCTTCTCTTTGGCGGCGGCGGCAGAAATATCCATGTTTGCCAGGCACTCAGCCTGCAGCTCAGGGAAGCGGCCGCCGGTCAGGGCAAACAGATCCTGAATGTCGTTGCGGCGGGCCTGCTCCTGCAGCTTGAAGGCCGCAACAGGATCATCGCCTGCAGGAGCGGACGGCGCGGGCGCGGGCACAGTCACAGCAGCGACAGGGGCGGGATTAGCCGGCGCGGGTGCTGTAGCGCCGGCGTTTGCATTGGCGCCGAACATCGCTCGGGCCGGGGTCGGGATAGAGTTGAAGTCTTTCATTTTGTTCTCGTTAACGTAGGCGGCTGCCGAGATCGGCTCTTCCAGAACATCGACAAAGCCGAGCTCTTTAGCCTGATGGCCATCGAGCCAGGTTTCTGCCGACAGTAGCGCGGCCAGCTCCTCGCGGGGCTTGCCGGTTTTCTTCTCGTAGGCGTTGAGCAACAGCGCCTCGTTGCGGTCTAGCCAGTCGGCTGTATCTCGCAAATCGTCAGCGTTGCCGACCGAGCCAGACCATGGTTTATGAATCATCACCCAGGCATTGCTCGGCATATGCACGGTGGCATTGGGCAGGCAGAGGATCACAGAGGCCATGCTGGCTGCCATGCCATCGTTCCAGATGTCGATTTTGCAGGTGAGGCGGGCCAGGGTGTTGTAGATGGCAAAACCGTCCATCACATCACCGCCAGGGCTGTGAATGTGCAGTCTGATTTGCTTGGCACTAAACACACCGGCAGCCTTGCAATCCGTGATGAATTGCTGGGCAGATATACCCCAGTAGCCGATCACGTCGTAGATGTAGATCTCGACGGTTGGCTCCGGGGCTGACAGGGCGTTGATGGTGTACCAGCTGCGGTTGCTCTGGTTATCGGCTGCGGGTTGTTCGCTGGCGGCCGCCGCTCGCGCTGGCATCAGCGCGGTATGGATCGCCGCTGTCAGGGGGTTGGTTTTCACTGGGTTGTGCTCCTGGGTCATTGGCCGGGTTGGTATCAGTGACGATGTTGTGTTGCTTGGCCCACTCCAGCTCTGAAACCCGCTGATCGCGAACCTCGTCAGGGTTTTTGTTGCGAGCGCGGATCCACTCGGTTTCTGTTCCAGCGCCGCCCCGAATGATTGCCCGCCATCCTTTAGCCTCACGCTCAGGGTCAATCCATGGCATGACTGGCGCCAGATAGATGGCATCAAACAGGGTTTTCATATCCAGCTCAGGCGGGAGCTTGAGCGGGTCTTTGCTGCGCAGGGTCTCGGCCAGCAGCCAGTCCCGAAACACGGGACGAGACCAGCGGGCCACGAACTCATCCTGCAGCACGGCGAAACCTTCCCACCCCTCGACCAGCTCCTGCCGCTGGGCTGAATAGGTGCCGTCATAGTCGCGGGCCACGCTGGAATACTGGCTGCGGGTGCCGGCGCAAGATGAGCGCAGCTGGCCAGCTCGCCAGATATTCAGGGCAGTATTTGGCCGGTTTGACTGGATAACCCCGACATCCTCACCGGGGCGAAGATCGTCAAATGTCATACCGGGGGAGATATCAATCATCCGCTTCTCTTCCGGCGGCGAGCCATCTGGCGGCGGGCTATATCCCTGTGGGTCCTCTTTCTTGATGAAAAAGGCGAGCGATGCACTGATGCGAGCAGCAACGCGCTCTGCCTCCTCCACCGACTTGAGATCCGCCAGACGGGTGATTACCCCGTGCAGCAGCGACACGCCGCGCAACTGATGCAGGCGCTTGCGCAGCGCCAGGTGATACATCTCGCTGGCGTCGATCTCCTTGGTGCGATAGCGATAGCCCTGCATCTCGCCGGGGTGATCGAACATCACAAAGTAGGATTTCGGGCGGCGCCAGTCATCGAGCTTGATACCCTGCCTCACCCCATCCGCTATGCTGCTCATGTCGAACGGGATGAAATCAGGCTCCAGCACCTCAACCGAAAAGGGGGTATCCGAGTGATGCTGATATCCCTTGATCGTGCCAAGCAGGCGGCGGCCAAACACTTCGCCATCCCGCAACCAGGTACGACAGACCAGCCGCTCCATGGCTGGGCGGGTGAATGTGCCGGTGGTTTCAGGCTTGAGTGACCATGCAGCCCATCGCCGGCGGATATCCTTGGCCAGCGCATCAAGCAACTGGCCATCGACAGAGCGGGGCTGCGGTTCAATCTGGATGCCCTTGGCGCCGACAATTCGCTCCTCCATCTTGTCGAGGAGACCAATCACGATGTCGTGGTTTTCGTCCAACGATCTCGCTTGCTCGCGCAAGCTTATCGCAGACTGCTGAACCGCCACGTTAGCCCCGCGTCGTTCCCGCTTGGCCTGATGGGTTCTGGACGGCATAGCCGCCTCATACGCCATCAGGCGCAGACGAGCGCGGGCGCGATCTGCGGCCCACCCTGGCGAGATAAACCCGAGCAGCTTGTTCAGTGCGCTCATGAGAACCTCGCCAATGCAAACGGAGACCGGCGGGGAGAGGCCGCATTGGTGCGCCGTGTCTCCCACTCTTGCCGGCCACGGCGGATCTCGGCGAGATTTTCAGAGGTAACGGTGCGCCCCTGAAAAGTAACCACCTTGCCGGCCAGCAGATCCCGCTCGGCCTGCAGGTACAGCTCGATCATGCTGTCGATATCGCTCAGCTTCACAGCCAGCCTCCTGATTTGGTGCCGAGCCAGCTGTTTCCGCCGCCAGTTTTATTGGGTGGCGGCCTTTTGACTGGCGCGGATTGGTTGATGGTGGTGGGGCGCTCTCTGGCAACCAGGCGCCAGCCTTTGTGCTGGACACCAAGGCGCACGGCGGCCAGTGAGTAACCGGCGCAGTCGGTTGGTTCGTTGCGGGCGCCGGATGGGTTAACCCAGCGATAGACGCGGCGGCCCTTGATAAACTCCAGCCGCTTGCGCTCACAGGTCAGCCCCTTGAAATAGATCTCATCCGCCCACTCAGCGACAGGGTGGTGCCGGTAACCAGGCAGCGGCCCAGATAGCGATGCAGGAACATCTGCCAGGCGAGCGTAGATGACGTCCTTGGCGGTGTCGGTGCCGACCTCTGACAGGTAAACACCCTGCCTGTTTTTCTTGCGCGGGAAGGTGATGATGGGTTTGCCCATCACCGTGGCCCCCTTGATAGGGATGTATTTGCGCGGGTTGCGGCGGCAGAACTGATAGACCTCGTCGGTGTAGTGACCACCCGAGTCAATCAGAACCAGGCCGATATCCATCACCTCACCGTTGGCTTTGATAAACTGGCGCGAGAACTGCTCGTGCAGGCGATCCCAGATCTCGGTGTGCCCGAGGTTGCCGTACAGGCGCTGGTAGTCGAGCACCCAGTGCTCCTCCCCCACGCCCCAGCCGGTGATCTCGAACTCGAAGCGGTCATCCTGGGTATCTGCCCCGACAGTGATATAGAGCACTCCGTCAGGGACGGGGTGCGGCCATACCTCGCGGCGGGCGGCGAGCGCCTCCCACTCCAGTTTCTCGCCGGTCTCCTCTTCCCAGGTCTCGCCCAGCGTGGTGTTAACGAACGTCTTGAGCTTGCCCTGGTCATCCTTCGCTTTGAGGAAGTCGGAGACAATGCGCACCCATGTCGTAAGCGGGCTGTAGGCCGTCCAGATATGGAAGGTCACCGACTCGGGCGGCGGGATCGGCTGGTCGTCACTGTCGAACCAGTCGATGGAATCCCGCGTCCAGATGCCGGTGCGCTCACAGATCCAGCGTTCCACCGTCTCGTAATCCATCTCATGCTGACGAATGGCGCAGCCATTTGCCTCGCACAGATAGAACGCCGAGTTGTGGTTGTTACCGTCCCACTTGATGCCGAACTCGGCATCGGGGCCGCCCCACTTGAGGTACTGCTCGGCATGGCAATGTGGGCACTTAACGTGATAACGCATCAGGTGCTGCGATTCGCTGGCCGCCCGCTCTATCTGGCACTGCCCCGCAATCTTTGGGGTAGAACCACGGATTGATTTGGGGTGGGTCGAGCCCTCCATCCGCTTGTCACCGAGGAACGTGGGCGAACCCTCGTGGTCGATGTCAGCATCGAATGCGGCCAGCTCGTCATAGATACCGAAGTCGGGAGAGGCTTCTCGGTAGTTTGCAGCTGCTTTACCACCCCGGATCTCTAACCCTCGCCCGTTGGCGAACCGCTTGAGCTCCAGCGTGTTGTCTTTGTGCTTCTTCCCATACCAGGGCGCGAGCGCCTTTAGTCTGGGGACATCACGGATCATGGGATCAACGTGCTTTTTGACGAACTTTTCAGCATCACCATCAGTGGGATGCCAGATCAGCCCGTTGCGCTTTTTGTGCTCCAGCAGGTAAGCGGCCACACCGAGCAGCATCTTGGTGTAACCGACCCGCGCCGACTTGACGAAGTTGACCTCTCGAATGTCGTCATTGGCCATCGCGTTGATGATGGCCACCTGGAACGGCAGTGATTTCCACTTCCCCTCCTGATATGACCCCTCGACCGACAAGTAATATTCTTCATTCATCCACTCGTCAGCAGTCTGCACCGGAGGCTTTTGCAGAGCAGACAAACCCAGCTTTACTGCGGCCGCCAGGCTACTTACTTGCGCTGTCGATATATTCATCCAGTAACTCCGGCAGCAAATCACCCAGTGAAGCCGCCTTATTGCTAGCCTCCACTAATTCGCGCTGGATTCCTTCGATGTGCTTGGTCTGCAACTCTGGGTAGCGGCGGCGCATCGTTAGCGGGATGGTATCGAACAAGCTGGAAATCTTGGCGGCAATCTTCGACAGCGCGAACGTTGCAAACTCGGTAGGCACCTGATGGCGCTCGGCGATCCGGTTCTCGCGCTCGGCCTTGTCGGCTTGCTCCTTGGTGAGGCGCCAGCGCTGGTAGTCCAACTGATCCTCATCCATGTCTTGAGGATCTGTTGGTTGGTGTTTTTGGATCGCGTTCTCGATCCGGTTATCCACAACCGAGCGCACATCAAAATAAACGTTGCGCCCGATCTTTTTTACTGGCTTAACTCCCCACTTATCAAAGGCTTGCACCGAGATCCCCAGGCTTGCAGCCATGTCGGATTTTTTCAGCCAGCCAGGCGCAGGGCGATCCTTGTCTGATGGCTCTGACATGAAAACAACAACCTCACTTCTTGGGGTTTCATATGTAGTGAAATCATGCGGGTATTCCGACCCGTGTGGCCCGGGGGGCCGGGGGAGTACCTTTCACCCAGGGGGTGGTTGTGGTGGTAGGCCGCTGCTGCTTAGGGCGAGCGAACCCGCAAGGCGCTAGCATTGGCCAGCCACTCACAAAGGCATGAACTCCACCAGGTTGGTTCCCCTCCCTCGCTGTCCGTCAAGGTTAAGGAGTTCATGCCTTTGCGTTAGGTGAGGCGCTGGCATCACAGTCGAGCCCAAAGGTTCAATCATGTCTGATGCTGCTTGGTCGCCGGTCAGTCAGCGCCTCGGTACTCATTGCTTGATGCACTCGCGTACATCTGTAATCCAGTTCGCCAGCTCGGCTTGGGAATCAGGGGGCAAATGCACCCACCCATCAGGGCTGGTCATCCACACCAGCCTCGGGGGCGTGGTGTAGCAGCTGGCGTTCGGCGCTGGTGCCGGGGACGTACACCCCAGCAGCAGGGCCGAAGAGGCCAGCAAAGGCAGCAGCGGGAGCCGCTTTCGCCTGCTCCCGCCTGGTGTCCTGCTCGGCATAATAGGCCGCCTCACGGGAGCTTTGGATTTGCTCGGCTACCAGCAGGGCGAGCCGGGTCAAGGCGCTGGTCAGTACCGGATCCATTCTTCGCACTCCCCCAGTTCGCCGCCAGCACATCCAGCACGGCCAGCACTGGCCGGGGCAGCTTCTCCCAGAACGCCTGCGGGATGGCGGCTCGCAGTTGCGACCACACCACCAAACAGACACCAACAACAGCAATCCACTGCAACGCACCGGGGCCAAACACCTGGTGCAGCAGCTCAGCAATATTCAATTCACCCATGCTTACCTCACGCCATATCAATGCCGGTCAGGAGCAGCTCGGCACTATACGGCTGGATGCCGTTCTCATGCTTGATGATGGACTCGACAAGCAAGAGCATCACCGCCCTGTCGGCGATGTTGATGGGAGTGTCAGGCTTGACGCCCAACGCCTTGGCCACTTGATCGACATAGGCGGAGGTCACGTTCTCACTGGGCGGCGCCCAACGGTTGATGACTTCCCGCACCGTGTCGATCCCGGGGCCTCCGACACCAGGCAGGCCATCCCGCTTGGTGTAGTTCTTGAGAACCCGAGCCATTGCCCGGATGCCGTACTCTGGACTGATAAACCGGCAGAACCGGCCATCACTCGGCTTGTCCTTGTCCAGCCCTTGCCACGGGTTGGATGCGTGATAGTCGATATTGCCGGGGTTGTTGTTGCGCAGGCCACGCAGCTGATGGAACAGCTTTGCCATCATTCCTCCTCTTTGCGCTGTTTGCGCTTGTCCAGGTAAACGAAGATGTCGAAGAACAAGCGGCCGGTGATGACCAAAAGACCCCCGATGCCGACCACATCATTGATGGCAAGCTCAGGGATAGGAATGTCAGGAAGCTTTTCGGCGGCAGATACCGCCTTAGACCAGAGGCTAACCAAGATTCCACCGCCGTAGGCGATGCACTGGCCGGCATGGCGGTGGAGCAGATCGAGCATAAGGCACCATAAAAAAAGGCCCATCAGCGAGATGGGCCTAGAGCGCTCTGGGATAAAGAGCATTGGGACGAGAATGGCGGCTGCAACTACACCACCATGACGAGAAAGGTACATCGGAGGGCCACACAAAACAACACTATCTGTAACTTTTTTCTACTAACTGTAGCTTTTGAGACTTAGATCACCATTACACACAGCAGCAAAAAACGAAATGTAACGGCAAAAACAGGGGTTGCCTTCTCTTCTCTGGTGAAGGCACAAAAACGCCTGTAGGCTGCGCCCTGTCTCGCATAGCGCGGCCTGTCAACAAACTTTGGATCTAGGGATGGTCTAAGGGTGGCGGCGCTCATTTTCGGCTGCAGGAGCCCTCTAGGATGCTAAACCTGTTTGAAACCTTGCACTCACTCCAATCCGTCCGTCATCCTGACGAACTCGCGGCAAAAGTTGAGCGGATAGTCAGGGGCCTTGGCTTTGACTATTACCGCCTCGCCATCATCATTCCGCTTAGCCACCAGAGGCCGCTGGTTCGCATCTTCAACAGCTGCCCGCCTGAATGGATAGACAGATACAACCGCCTCGGCCTTATCGCTGTTGACCCTGTCATTGCTGCCGCCCAGGTACAACTCACCCCAATTCGCTGGTCAGAGCTACGAGCGGATGAGCGGGCCATGACAGTGATGGATGAAGCGGCAGGATTCGGGCTGCGCTCGGGTGTCTCCTACCCACTGCATGGGCCACGCGGCGAGCGCGGCGTTCTCAGCTTCATCACCGAGAAACACCATCCCGGGCTCTATATCGAAAAGGCTGGAGAGCTCGCGCTGGTCGTGCCGTTCGTGCTTGAGGCCGTGCTCAGGCTATGCCGGCCTGACGATAAGCGAACCCTCAACGGGGCCGAGCGGGAATGCCTGTTTTGGGTCAGTGAAGGAAAACGGTCTGAGGAGATAGGGATCATCATGGAGATCCCGGAACGAACGGTTAACTATCACCTCAAGCAAGCCTGCAGAAAGCTCGGGGCAACAAACCGGTTTCAAGCGGTAGCAAGGGCCGTTCAATCTGGAGAGGTGGCGATCACCCTGGACAAAACAACGGTGATCGACCATCAAAGGGGTTAATCAGGCGCCTCGGCCAGCCGCAACGCGGCCTCATTGACCAAAGGGCGAAGGGTGTCAGGTATCGCATCGAGCGCTGCGAGCAGCAGGGCGCTGAGCTCACCGTTTGATAGGTTTATCGGGTCATCGGCAGGAATACCGAGATGGGATGATTCAATCATGGCGACAGCTCCATAGATGCCATGATCTGATGATAGCCGGGTATCAAAAAGCCCGCTGATGCGGGCTATTCGATACGGACGATTTCGACTGGTTTGCCGCGCAACCTGCGGGCCTCCTTGGCGGCCTCTTCGGCGGTGATACCATCCACCAGGTAATGACCCCCGCCACGGCTTGGGGTCGTCTCGCCCAGCTGGGCTTGTGAGTCGGCGAGCTCAAGCTGAACCCGCTCTGATACCCAGCCATGCTGGCGAGGATAGACGGCAATCCGGCAAGCGGGCGCATCGGTAACGGCCTTCTCTACCAAATCGTTAAACACCTTTCCCATGTCATATCCCCTTATTTACCAGCTTCTAGTTTATTTTTTGCAGAGGTAAGAAGTTGAATGGCAGCATCCACCTCACTTAACGAGGCAGAAATAAACTCGTTCCTATCAACATCATGGGCAGTTTCATACTGCGCCTTTACCAACTGACCCATGTCTTTGTATTTCTGCACACCTTTCATCATCGTTATGGCCAGTGTCACAGCCATCCACTCTTGATCAGTCATATCCACGCTCTTTTCCTCGATCAGTTCAGCTTTGAAGCTTGGCTTGGCATGGCGTTATCACTCAGGGATTCACTGGCTTGCAGCTGGCGATACGCGGAAGCCCACTCACCTATAATTTGAGCTGACCTAACAGCCTCATCCCTCAAGGAAGAACGCTCATTTTCTGGAATTGAAAGCAGGTCATCTTCATCTAATACGGCGATTAATCCATATAGAAATCCCATGCTAAAGGTCATTTCTTGGTTACGTCTGGATGAAGTCTTGCTTTCATCAGAAAGCGCTACCTTTATTTTGTCGGTATGCTCATTAATCATTTGCAATACCTTTTCAGCTGAATCTTTCATTTTTTCCTCTATCTCTTGATCAGTTTTCGATATGGCACCATGACAGCCTTTATCAGGAGCAGCGCCACGAACAGAACCCAGTTCCATGGGAACCACCACACCCAACCGTGAGGGGTGATTTCCTTGCCGCCGATATACACCGGCAATCCATCACTCCACCAAAGGGATCCCCACTTATGAAAGCGGTAGGTCTTGGCCATCGTCTTACCCATCATACTCAGGAAGCTTCTCGAACTGGTCTTGAGTGAGCATCACGGTTTCAACCTGATATGGCTCATCAAGGTTCTCACATACCCCTGGCTGCTCATCTGCAGGGACGATGAAACACCCCATATCGCACGTTATGCGGGAGAACTCGAACTGTTTGAAGTCCTCGCAGCGTGGGGCGTGGAGACTTGGAGGGAAGCGGCCATCTTGCGTTTCGGACAGGTCGCGGGCCATCGTCTGACAGTTGCACATGATTTTTTCCTCTAATAAGTCTTGCCACCAGAAAGGGTTCGATTTTCTCGCTTGTGGTCTGCCCGCTTGGCGTTATAGGCCAGCTTTTCACGAATGGCCCCCTCGATGTCGAAATGGTAAGCCTCTGCTACCGTCAGACACATATCGATCAGGAAGTCATATTCAACTGGCTGGCGCAGGATGCGATGCCCCATATCGTGGATTTCGTTACCCCAAAGTTTCGATGCCAGCAGGCAGTTGATGCCTGTTAAACCCAGGTGTTTGACTGCCATGGTGGTGTGGCCTGTCACCATGTGGACGAACGTGCCAAGGTATGAATCTCGGTCAACAGTCAGTCTTGGAGAAAAACGCCAACCATAGCGACCAGCAAAATCCAGCGCCCTGATCATGGTATCGGCCAGCTCAACCTCCGCCATTTTCCGGTTCGGCAAGTGGTCATCCATCAACCCTTTTCTATCGCCCTCTGTAGCCTCGGCAATCTCGGTATTAACCAGTTGAAGGGTCTGGAACGGGCATCTATCAAGGTCATCCCACCAACCTATTTCTCGGTTTTGCTCGAATATCTCTACTGCTAGCTGATTTATCACATCGACTTGCATAAATTGCCTCTCGTTTTTGGTTTAATGCCGGTGCCAGCGGTTAACTCGTTCCGCTGGCAAGGGGCTGGGTGGGTTCGTTGGTAGCGGCCACCTGGCCCCGTCTCACTTCAAACTACTCGCCTTATCAGATCACCCAGGCGCACAGGATCGGTGTCGCACAGGGTCTTGATTGCCTTGATGCTGGTCATGCCAAGGATCTCCCCGATATGCCGCTCATCAATGCCTTGGCGCTTCAACTTCACCGCCAGAGTTCGGCGGCCAGATTGAGAGGTTGCCCCCTCAACCCCTGCCTGAGCAAACAGGCGGCTTATCAGGGCCGTCAACTGGTCGGCCCGATAGCTCACCCGCCCGCCCCGCTCCACTCTCGTCAGCTTCAACGGCAGGCCGTTACGGCCAGAAACAAACAGAGCACTGCGGGGGTCTAGCCCACGGTATGCGGTCACCTGGCCAGTGATGCCATGACCACGCCGGATCCGGTCAGCCAAATGCTCATCCACTGCCTTAATCAGCTTCTGATTCACCCAGCACAGCGGGCGGGCGCGACCATTGAAAGCAATCTCGGCCCTCACCACTGTCTCGGCCAGAGGCTCACCTGCAGGTGATAGGTAGTCGCTGACCAGCAACTGCGATAACTCAGCTGGCTTCATGCCCGTGCCAAAGAAGCAAAGGAGCAGGGCAGCATCCCGGGATCCATTCTCCTTGCTCGATGCCCGAGCCACCGCCACGGCGTGGGCGAGCTGGGCATCCTCTACAACTATCGCCTTTTGCATCTATGTTTAATCTCGAAATGAATCACTAGACATAGAGACTATAGCAAAAAGAGGGGGCCATCAAGGCCCCTGTCTCAATTATGTCCTGTTGTTCACGGAAAGTTAGACGAACGCTTTGTTGACCTCGCGCTCGGTGGCAATCCGGGTCACCTTGCCACAGTGCTCACACTTGCAGCGGGTTTTGTTCTTGGTGACCTCAACCAAGTTGCGCAGCTGCTCAAGGTGGCGAAACAGGCGGTGCTCACTGTCGGCGAACCGCTGGATCACCCACATCGGGTTAAGCTGCTCACCACAGATGCCGCACTTCACATGCCCGAGCTGGTCGTCGAGGATAAACTTGTTGTGCTGGCACTTGCGGGAGAACCGATCAACTACCTGGATGACCTTATCCGTGGCCATAACGGGTTCATGTTGCATTGCAGATCCTCACTCATAGCAGCGGGCCTCTTATCCACAGAATCAGTGGAGAAGCGGCCTGACTAGCTGTGTGTAAAAAATGCGCTGGCCTTGCGCAGAGCCAGCAGGATGGGGGATGGACTGGGCGGGTAGAAGCAGGGCGTTATCCCTGCCCCTCTGGCACGAAACCACGGGCCGGTGATGATGCCAACGCTGCCGGCCTGCAAGCCATACTCAAAGTGGTACACCTTGCCACAGCGACAGCATGGCCAATCAAGCTGGCCTGTTTCATCCCGCTGGCCCATATGGCCGCCAGAGAAGACATGAGCGCACTTGCGCTCACGTCTGGCCTGCAGCAGTTCCTCAAGCGAACTGGGCATAAAGCACGATGCCGATAAAGATGGCAGCGGCGATAAGGTTACATGTGCGATCAGATATCATGCGTTTTCACTCCTTCTGAAAGAGACGGAAGCGATGACACCATCATCACCTCGTTCCATTACCAGCTCGTAATACGGGGTAATTGCCCCCTCGCCGACCTCATCAAATTCAGGGTGAGCGGCAAATACTTTCGCCTTGTTGCTGCAAAAGTTGCTCTCGATGTGCAGCACGATCAAATCCTTCTGGATGACAGCCATCTCCGCATAATGAGACGGCCAGAACAGGACTGAAGGCACTTCAAAAATACCGATTCGCCTTTCCATCGTGTTACTCCCCCATTTTCCCTTCGCAGACAGAGCCGGCAAACCAGTCCTTATCCCCACATTTCACGCAACGCTTGAGCGAATCATCCCACTCATGCTGCTTTTGGTCTGGGCGGCCCCACAGGCAAACAGGGCCATCCTCTGTATCGTGGATTGACAACATCACCCACGCTTTGCCGGCTGGGGTCTCAGGCTCCCAAGCTGAGCAATCGCCCTCAGTCTCACGAGCGAAATACGCCTCGACCACATCCTCCGGCGCATCTTCGTACATGAAAGACCAGCGCAACTCATCCATACCCATGGATGATAGCCAGGCACGCACTTCATCATCTGTTCGCTCATCGGACGGGGTGCCAAATGCCGGGTGAGTCCAGAACCCAAGCTGGTCACGCACTACAGGAACGGCGGTAATTACTGTTTGTTGTGTCATGTCGTGATTTCCTCTATCAAGCGGCTCTGGGGCGGCGGGACTCCCGCAGCTTCTTGCGACTGCTGGTTCTGGCCATGGCCACGCCAGCGATCAACCTGGTGGTTTGCTTTAACTCGCCGGTGGCGTGGTGCAGCCCCAGCTTGCTGACCACCGCATGTTCAGCCCGGGTAACCAGCATCAGGTTTTCCGGTTCGCAATTGGTCGGGTCATTGTCGTAGAACCAGATCACATGACTCGGCGGGATGGGGCCGTGCTCGCGCTCCCATACCACCCGATGTTTGAGATCCCAGCTGGCCGGCTCGGCGACCTTGATCTCGATATACCCATCAACAGTGACCCTCTCGCTGCCAACCGGGCGATGGTTAACCGGCCCCCCCCCTTTCTTGAAGCGGGTAAGGGCTGATTTTCCGCCCGGGTCGTACCCCTTGAGACCGGCATTCCAAGGGGCCGACCCCTTGGCAAACTGGCCGGTTCGGCCGCTCTTGATGCCATGATTCTTGATAAAGGCCCGGATCTGGGCCTCGGTCATAGCGGTGGCAAACTCGGCATTGAACAGCGGGGTGAGCTCGCAGATAGACAGATCCTGGTACTTGCGTTCAATCCAATCCCGTTGCGTCTGGTTGAACAGCCGCAGCTGGCCCTTGCTGTTGCCAGGCTTGCGGCCGCAGGTAAAGCCGTTGTTCTTGATGCATGCACGTATCTCGGTCTGCGTCTTGGCAGTGCCGAACACGAAGTTAAACATCGAGGTGGTATCTTCCAGGCTGCACTCTTTGAAGGTCTCTGCCAGAAAGTTGAGCTGCTCGGATGTATAGACAAAACGGCTCATGGCTTTGCCTCCAGCATCGATGGCAGACGGTTCCCCAGCTGCAGGTCTCGCACAGCGATCTGCGCATCGAGGGCCAGGCGAGCGTTGTTGACAATCTGGCTCGATACGGCGGTGATGGCCTTGCTTCTGGCGATCTCATCCTTGAGCTTCTCCGAATCAAGGCTCTCATCGCCGAGGCGCTCAAGCTGGGCAAAGAGGTGATTATTCAGGTCAGTAAGTTTGTTTTTCATGCTGTGTCGTCCCTAACTCAGATGGTTGTGCCAAGGCGATGAAGGGGAGCGGTTTGCTCCCACCAAGTCGCCACCGTGGCGGCCTCGCTGGTGCAGCCATCTGCGCACAGAAGCCAATAGAGCTGGCGGATGGCGCCAAGGGCCAGCAGCTCACGAACAACATCGCGGGAACCTCTCGCCTCGCCACCTGCTGAGTCAAACTCCCGCAGGCAAGCATCAAACTGGAGCATCAGTCGATTGCGGGGAGGCTGTTCTGCCAGGGCGGCAGGGCCCGCCATCTCATCATCAAGGTGCGATTCATGCTGTTGCATAGGTCACCCCATCACGCTGCTTGCTGGCTTGAGTAGCCGTTGTAATCGACCGGTTCCATATCCGCAGGATGCACCACCCCACCCTGCAGGCTGTTGACCTTGAACAGCCAGTTATGGGCGAACTCCTGGGTGGCCGCACTCGGTTTCAGTCCGCCTTTTGGTGACTGGGCCAGCACGGTGCCATCCTGCTCGTTGTAGTAGAACAGCGCGGCACGGCCGGACTGGTGCATATAGAGCAGCGAGCGACCCTCGAAGGTGCTGCCATCCTCGCGCTGCAGCTTGGTTTTTTGCGGCCAGATGATCAGGTGATGCTCACCGTTGTGATAAAGGCCGCTGCCGGTGTCGTGGGCAAGCTGACGCTGCAGCTCGTCTATCTTGGAGTGAGCCTCGATCGTCTGGCGCTGAGTGGCCGTGAGGTCGTGGCGGTACTTGCTGTTATCCTGCTGCAGCTGGCGCAAGCGGGCCTCTTTATCTGCGTTGCCATCCTGCAGGCGTTTAACCTGCTCCTTTAGCTTCTTGAGACCAGCCACGCCACCATATGAGGCGAGCACCTGCTGCAGTTGAGCCAGCTGCTCCTGCAGGCGGGTTTTCTCCCCCTTGAGGGCAATGATGTTATGGGCAATGCGTTCGGCCTCAAGCGCGGCAGAGCGGCAGAGATCATTCTCCTTCTCAAGGTCAGCAATGCGGGCCTGCAGGTCGAGGATCTTGGTATGCTGGGCGGAGGTCTGAATAGACAGCTCATCCCGCTCCTGTGACACGTCATCCAGTTGGCCGGTCAGGTCATTGAATCGAACAACAAAGGCACTCAGCAGCTCATGCGGCTGGGCGTTTTCAAGGGCTTCGACGGTGCGATTAGTCGTGCTCATTTGATTACTCTCTGATTACTTGTTTACAACCACCCCGAGAACGGGGATCACATCTTGCGGGGCCCTCCCGGTCATCACCAGGAAGCGGCGCCACACACCATAGGGGACGGTACTTTTGCCTTGCTTGAACTCCCGTACCCTCCTATCACTCGACAAGCCGAGCAACTCGGCCATTTCCTTGTCAGAGCCATAACCGAACAGCTCCTTAAATTGCTGGAAGTAGGCAGCCACCAGATCCTTGTGTGGCGGCTCCCACCCCTCCCGCTCACGCAGCAGGTGAGTACGTGGGTAAGCGTTCTCATCTACCGCCAACGGCGCTCTCATCACCTTGGCATCCAGGTTTTTGTTCATGGTCGCCATGGCCTCTTTCTGAGATGCCAGGAAAACCATCAATTGCTGTTCAGCAAGTCCGGGTAACTCGATTTTCATACTCTCTCCTTTGCTGGCCGATATGCCGGGGGCTTTCGCCCCCGGGATTATCTCGGTGACAGCTCGATGGTTCGAACGTCAGAGACCTTGATATTGACCAGGCTCAATGTGCCCGTGGCCAGCGCCTCCCAGCGTTTCGACTGGTGAAGCCACATCATGCAGTAGTAGAGGTAATCCGGCAGGAGGATGTCCGTTCGGGTGACCTTTACGCCGATGTGTTCCGGGTTGTATTCCCGAGTTGGCTGGCCGCAGGTTTTTAAAGAGCCTCGACGCACTAGCCAGAAATCAGCCTCGGGATAGTGGGTCTTGATGGTCGCTACATCACTCAGTCTCATCTCGTTTCCATCGGTGGCATCAACTAGCCGCCTCTGAATTCGAGTGGCTTTCTGTGTGCCACCGTTGAGAGCAATATTAGGCGGATTCCGCCTAACCGTCAATCATTTTAATATTATTTTTATATTTAAATCATATTACATTAATACCATTAATGCCGTTTGCATGGGTTGCAAGCCAGGCGTGATAGGTGACAAGGGCCGCCCGCATCAGGTCGAGTAGGTCGCTCTGCACATAGGTCTTGGCCAGCTTGCCAGGGCTGTGATTGAGCAGGGCCTCACCGATGTGATAGTCGGTGCGCTGCTCCGTCCAGCGAGTGCGGGCCAGCTTGCGCAGGTCGTGGGCTCGCCACTGACGGTCAGAGACGGCAGCTACCCAGCGCGTAGCCTCCCTGGCTGACAGTTGTCCGATGCGATGAGGGAACAGGTAAACACCCTGGTAGCCGTTGGCCTGCTGCCAGCGGCGATAGGATGTCAGCAGCTCCACAGCAACGGGGGTAAGCGGCAGGGTGTGATCACAGCCGTTTTTGGTGGTACTACCCGGGATGTGCCACATCGCCCCATCACCAACCAGATCGAAGTCACGCCAGGCGGCGCGTCGGGTCTCGCCGATACGGGTGCCATGCAGCAACATCAGCAGGCAGAGCGCCCTGGCCGGTACGTTTGCGGCTGGCAGAGAGGCCAGCACGGCAGGGGCATGACTGGGGCGCAGGCGGCCAGCAGTGATGCGGGAACGGGTCGGCACGATCTCGCAAAAGCGCAGCCCGAGAAGGGGGTCGGCATCGAGCAGGGTCAGGGTCAAGGCCAGTTTGATGATCGAGCGCAGCAGGCTGTATCCCCCGCGCACCGTCTCGAGCTGGTAGCTCGCTTGCCAACTCATCACGGTCTCATCAATGGCGCAGCGGCTCAGCGCCAGCGGCTTCTCTCCCCAGATGGGGAGCAACTGCCGGCGGATCTGGCTGGTGATGCCATCCCGCCGGCTACGGGAGAGGCGGCGATCCCCCTTCACCCGCTCCAGATACCAGCGCAGCATCTGGCCGAACGTGGCCCACTCCCCGATCTTCTCGTGAGCGTCAGGGGTAGCCACGACCGAGGCGATAAGGCGGGGCATCTCTTTGAAAAAGGCATCGGCCGGGGTAACCGGCCAGGTGGCCAGCTTACGCCATCTAGGCTGGCCATTGTGATGACCGACATAGATATAAGAGGCCCGGTCACGGGCCTTGTGATAGCGCAGCAACACCGGATAGCGCGGGTCTTTCAACTCGCGGCAGAGGGGGTTCTCTGACTGACGCCGGATCTCGGCGTCAGTCAGCTTGGCGGTAATGCACTTGGGGCTGCAGGTCATTGCCGACCCTGCAGCAGATTACGTTGAGCCTCACCGGCAGCCTTGAGGCGGCTAAACGCCCATTTCACCAGGGAGATGCCTCGAGCGATAAGAGATGGCTTTGGCTTATCGGCATAGACCGGCAAGACAGGTGTCTCACTCTCCAAAGCGCGAGACCAATCAGCCGCGACAGCGAGCGCTGCAGCTCTGAAAACCTCACGGAATATATGGCGGGCTCGCACCACCTTAGCCCACCCCTTGGCAGCCACAGAACGCTTGTTGGCAACCTTCCTTTTATGACTCAATCTCATAGTGCCAGCCCCTTTCCAAAGTATGTCAAAACGCAAGCCTCCTCACCGTAGTGGAGGCGGTTGCAGCTATCCGGCAGCCGAGCGCCGCATTTTCGGCACGGCGGGATCCGCTCCAGCTGCTCAGCCAGCGCCTGCTTGTCACGAATGATCAGCATCTGGACGTACTCGCTCAGGTCATATGCCTTGGCAGACCAGAGCGCCCGCCAGCGCATCCCTTCACCCAGCGCCTTTGAGTCAGACGCATCGAGCTTGATCAGCACACTGCATGCCTCACCTGGTACGAACTGGGCCGCCTGCGCAGCTGCTTTCGCTCTGCTCTTTGCTACCCGTGCTCGGTTTTGCTGCTTCTCTAGCTCACGCTGTTCCTTCGTTTTTTCTTTCTTCTGGCGCTTGCGGCCGTTGGCAATATCCTCAAGGCTGCTCATTTGATATCGCCATCGGTCAGATTTCTGGCCTTGAGGTACTCGATATCGTCAAGTCGAGAACGCAATGCCTGCCGACGCTTGAGGGCAGGCATTGCCTTGGTGTCACTCTCGTAACTCTTCACTTTTTTGCTGTTCATCACGTCATCCTCTTACAATGCGTGGAATGGATGACTGCGCCTCCAACGCAGCCATGACGTAATCCCTAGCCGCAGCAAGGTTGCGCTTGTATGTCCGCAGCGGGATCTTGAGCGTGATGGCCCGCACCTCCTGGGCGCGGTTAGCATCACGAACGGGGAGCAGGTACTCGGCCCGCAATACAGCGGCCCGCTTCTCACCGATAGGGCCAGACGCAGCAAGGCGCATCACGGCTGCCTCGATGGTTGCCTCGATGAGGTCTGATGATGTGGTGGTTTTTGATGCGCCATTGTGGCCAGGGCCAGTCACCCCTAGCGCCAGCATCTCCATAACCTTGCCGGTCTGGCCAACTGACTGCAGCGGCATTAATTGGCCGCTATAGGCCCACATGGCCCATGAATCGAGAGCGTCTGAGAGAGTCATTTATCTGCCATCTCCCCATACATAACCGCCACTCTGCGATAGTGGTTGCACCAGGCACGTAGGCACTCCCGCTCAGCTTCTGGATGGTTTTCTATCTCAAGCTGAACCTTCTCCCTGGTTATCTTTCCCCTCTTCACATTTGAGATGAGTTGGCCGGCCTTTAACTGGCAGGTCATATTCATGGCGATATCAGCAGGGTCTGCGCGGTAGTAGTCGATAAACATCACGACCTCCCGATGCGATCTCGCTGGGCCAGCAGACTGGTTCTCAGCTCACTGCACAGCTCATGAGGGGGTATATGTCCAGCCTTCTGCTTGATGGAAGAGGGGTTGGCCAGGATCAGGTCAGCTTTTTCTATCTTTATATGGTCATGGGCCAAGCCGTAGACGTGACCAACAAAGCCCCCCATCAACCGGATTGCGGAAACCTCCTCTTGAGACGTCACCGGCACCATTGTTGTCAGAGAGGCATTGCTCGCATCGCGGCGCAGCGCCTCGAGCAATACCCCCTCACGGTCACTGGCTTTGCGACCCTGAACAGAGAAGCGATAGCAGCGAGAACTGGCCGCCATCACTTTGTGGATATAAGCCTCTTGCACGTCAGCAGATGGGGAAACGATAGCGATGATCATTGGCTGATCTCCTCACCGGGGATCAGGCTGCTCATATTGAAGTCGGGGAGATGCTTCTTGATGGCGACCAGTGACTTTGTGCCGGGGATACGAGCGCCACGGCACAGCTTTTGAACCTGCGAGAATGACAACCCCATCGCAGCGGCGGCCTGTCTCTGTGTCTCTGCCATCGAGGCGGCTGGCCACTGCCCCCGAATCGCGTCACTAAATGTCATCAATAACCCCATTTCCGCTACTAACTGTAGCAGATAATAGCACGGGGAAACGGAATGGCACTAGCTGTGCTGCAATCTATGTACTATGGCACTGTGAGTGCTACACTATGTAGAACACAGTCCCCAATTGAGACGAACATGACGCACATCCAACCGACCGCCGATGACGACAAGCTGCTCGCTCAGCTGATCGGTCAGCGCATAGCAAAATCGAGAATGGACGCCGGCTATCAATACTCCAATAAAGCGGCGGAGGCGTTGGGCCTGACCAGAGCCATATACACCTGTTATGAACGGGGGCAGCGCCTCGATGTCGTTGCGCGCTGGATCAACCTGATGGACAGGGTGTTATCGCCTGAGTTCAATGTCTGCGCTGCATATCTGATGGGCCTTATAGATGACCCGATCAGCAAAAACGAGTTCGAGATCCGCCAGCACATAGGCAAACAAATCCTTGGCAAAGCCAGCGGCGGTGCCAGGCAGGCGATGCTGGTCGGGGCGTTCTCGCACTCACTCAGTGCTGATATGGGGCCGCATAAGAAAGGCGATATCCTCTTCTTTGAAAAGAGCGAAGGGATCCCGAAAGATGGTGGCCTGTTTGCCATTGATGCAGATGGCAAAACCCTGATCCGCTGGATCACTCCACTCACTAGCGGAAAGTGGAAGATAACCGATGGCCATCAGAACGAAGAGCTCACCGATGAGCAAGTCAGCGCCCTGAATATCAGTGGCAAATACCGCTGCAAAATAACTGACCTTTAATATCAAAAAGTAGAGCTGGGCGGCGCCCGGTTTTTTCGCATCAAAAAGAACTACAGTTAGTAACATTTATTCAGGATTCTGCCACCATGAGTAACACAATGGATACGAACGACCTACTGACAGCGGCGGCGCGAGATGCGGCCATCTCCGAAGCCCTGCTGGAGCGGATGCTCAATGACGGTGAGGGAGGTGACCTGGCGATCCTGGTGCTTCACCAGGTAAGCAGATTGCGGAAAGACCTGGAGCAGGCTGCAGAGATCGCCCATGAGCGGGAGGTTATCGAATCAGCAGAGAGACTTGGCAAGCCAAAGCACCTGAATGGCGAGCTGCTGGAGCAACTGCAATTGAAAAAAGGAGCCGACCATGGACTTGTGCGGGCATAACTTCAAAGCAATACCAGGGCACGGCCTGACGGCCCGCGAACTTGGCGTTGTGTTGCTGCTGGCAGAAGGTGCAACCAACAACGAGATTGAGCAGGTAACCGGCATGAAAGGCATCGACCGGGCAGCCACTGAACAATCCATCAGGCAAAAGCTGGAAGCAAGAACTCAGGCGAACATGATCGCCAGAGCATTCACCCTTGGTGTGATAGCCAGCAGAACCCTTTGCCTGCTACTTGCCATGGTTTGTGCAGACTACCAGGACAGCATGAAGCAGCGCACCCCAATCAGGGGAGGCCGCCAGGGTGAGGTAGTCGTTCGCATCAAGACAGGCGGGAGAAACATCTGGGTGTAATGCTAAAAAAATCACATTGTAATGCGTGAGGCCGGTCACAACATGACCGGCCTTTTTGTTTGCTTTAATACCAAATTAATATTATTTTAATCCCATTAGGATATTAAACCGGAGATAAGACCATGACGAACACCCCAATGATTGCAGTCGCACACAACAAAGGCGGCGTTGGAAAAACCACCACGATCACCCAGCTGGCCGGCGCCATGTCACCCTCTCTCATCATCGATCTTGATGCCCACCAGGGCATCAGCATCATCAATAGACAGCGCGAACCTGAGCAGCAATGGAACGTAGTGGTTCCCCGTGATGAGGCCCACCTTCACCAGCTTCTCGAGGCTGACCATAAGGGGCTGGTACTGATCGACTGCGGCGGCTTTGACTCGACCAGAACCAGGGCGGCCATTGCCATGGCTGACCTGCTGATCTGCCCGAGCAATGATGACCTGTCAGAGCAGATTGGACTGGTAAAGATGCACGATGTCGTAAAGGAGATCAGCCAGGTTGTTGGCCGCCATATCACCGCCCAGGTGCTGATGACCAGGACAAACCCGGCGCGGCGCAACTATCAGGCCATCGCTGACCAGCTGGCCCAGCAACCCCACATGACCCTGATGCGCAGCCGCTTGTCTCGAAGGGCTGACTATCCAGCCGCAATGATGGAAGGTCGAGGGGTCACAGAACGAGCCAGCACTCGCCACGGAGAAGCCGGGAAAGAGGTCGCAGAATTGATTGCTGAAATCGCCGAGCTATTGAATTAATATTATTTTGGTATTACTTTAATACCATATTCATATTTAAAGGGGTGTTTTAGATGGCTGGTAAAGGCAAGAGCGTAGACTGGGGCAAGCTGACAGGAGGGGCCACAATGCAGGAGGTGGCCAAAGAGGCTGCCATCGACAAGCCAAAGACCAAGGCCAAGGAGATCCGCAACATGCCGGTTGATTTCTTCAGCCGTCATGCGGCGTTGAAGAGCGAGGGAAAGACCACCTTGCTGTTCACTGCGTACATCATCGAGGCTGTGCGCGAGAAGTTGGAACGAGACGAAACCCGCTAACCAGAAACAGCACGGGCCAGGGTGTAAGAGGCCCCAGCCCGCGCAGTTGCAAATCTATTGGAGGTAGACATGCAACAGACAGATCATACCGAAGAAAAGGGCACGAGTGTAGCCGATTTGATTGCCATGAGCCTGAAAGAACGAGAGTCGTTCTTTGCTCGACTAAATCAGTTCAAAGCTACGCACTGACGGCGTGAAGGGTCACTACAAGGTGGCCCTTTTGTTTATCTGAGATGGCCTTGAGCCGCAACACCATAGCCAGCACCGCTTCATCAGCCACATCAGGCCCAACATACCCCGCAAGTTCGTCGATCAACTCCCATAGTTGGCCAGCCGAAATCCCGTCATTACACATTGTCATTTTTGATTATCCCGTAAGGTTTACCACAACCGAGGTAGATCCTACTCCGACCAGTTGCACGACACCCGCCAGAAGTGATCGATATGGTCTATCTTCTGATCAAAAATGACTGTCATTTTTGACAGTAGTCGCGAACGTGCGGCTAACGTGACAGAAAAAGACAGAAAAGAGCGCGGGAATGCTCAAAAGGAACCTATTTGATGAGCCGCGCTTATATTGATGATGATGATCGGGCATATGTGTTGGCAGTAAAGAAGAACCTGACCGGTATCTTCGCTCGCCGTGGCTTATCCCTTGACGATGTATCCGACGCAACAGGCATACCGGAACCATCCCTTAGACGGTGGCTCTCGCCACGCACACACACGTTCATGCCCCTGCATGCTGCCAGGCGGATCTGCCAGGCGATCAATATAGAGATTGCAGACATGCTGATGCCTGTTGGCCAGCGCGGCGATGATCCAATCCTGCAGGCATTTCTTGCCCTTCCGCCGGCGCTGGCACAGCTGGCCGTCCGCTATGCCTACGACGCGGCAGAGGCATGCGGCACACCCGTCAGAGCCCAACCGGAATTGTGAGGAAACCACTGCGTCTAATCAGTTATATGTTAAATAGGCCCCGCCGGAAGTAGTTGGCCAGCCGAACAGCTCGAACTGGCCATAACCGACAATCAACCCGGCGCATTACTACCTGGTTCACCTCTCCAAAATATGTTGCTGCCTTGTTGCTTTTCGATGGCCGGTTTCATTATTTGACTTTGTCCCTCTCTATCGTTCCTGAGCCTCGTTTTACGCAATCTCGACCATAGGCCATGCCTTGCCATTGTTTTTATTTTTGATGGCCATAGCAGCGCGGTGGTGAATGAATGGCTGCGGTATCACAGCGACAACCTACCCTCTCCCTGCTGAGCCGTCTTTAAGGCCACTGTCGCTTGACGCCCCCATGAAGGTGATCGGCCCCCTTGTGGGGCATGACAGGTTCGAGCTTGTGTTTTTGGGATGGGGTGTGGGGGCTTGCCCCCACGAAGGGGGTTATCTGCTGACCGGCGGGCGGCTTGCCGCCCTGCAAGGTCAGGCATTCTCGCCCTTGCTTTGTTCTGGCGGCGGCCAGCTTGCTGGCCTGCACAGCCAGGCATTCTCCCTGGGGAGCTTGCGAGCCAGGATGATCTGAATATATGTATTTATACCCCTGAAATAATGAGGAACACTTAATTTTGGATACCCACAGGGATTGGGTACACATACGGTTTATCTATAAGAGGATCAAGGGTGCCTGGCGGCCAGTATCTGTGGATAACTTCCAACAATAGGCATCATTCGAGGCTTTGTGTGTAGCGGGATGGATTGTGCGCAGAGGAGTAGAGTGGTGGTGGCTGCGTGATGACAAGCAGAAGCGCCCAGCGACTTGGCTGGGTTGTGGGGTGAGTGGTTACCGTGGTGGCTAGGAGAGCGGCTGGCGGGCCGCTGCGGTAGCCTTGAACTGTGCCCAGCTAGGAGGCTTGCCAGCGCCTTGCGTTGCCGGCAGATCGCGGCCTGTGCCCATTGCGGGGCGCGGCGGTTTCGAGCGCTGGTAGAAGCTGCGCTGAGTCACACCAGCCTGGTTGGCTTTGGTTCGCTGGCGTTTCGATGCCCTGTCACGTTCTCGGCGCAACCAGAAATCGATCCCAAGCGCCTCGAACAGGCGGGGGGAGATCGCCTTGATGCCCACCAGGCCGCGCACCTGGCCGGCTGAGTTCGTCATCCTTGGCTGACTGATAGTCAGGAAGCCCGCCTCACGAAGATCGGCGATAGCCCGCTTGAATCGAGACCAACTGATCGATGTCTCCTTGTGTAACCGGAGCAACGTCAGGCCAACCTGCCCATCTTTGGTAGGGATCCCAACGGTAAGGGTCACCAGGTCAAGGTACTTTATCAGCGCCTTGAGCACCTGGATGGTGGCCTCTCTGCGCTCCGAGCGCTTCTTGCGGTGCGGGTTGAGTGTATCCAGCGCCGTCAGCTCTTTCAGGCGGGAATAGTAAAGCTCGACCAGCTCTCTGGCACGAACAATGAACTTTGGTACTTTCTGCGCATGAGGCTGCACAAGGAATTTCGGTTGGTTTGGATTGTGGCCACATCGGTTGCCAGAACCCACGTTCAGCCCATCTTGGGCCGGTGAGAAAGCCATGTTGTCCGCCTAAAAAAGTGGCGGCAAGGTTGCCAAGTCGGCATAACACCAGTAAACTGACTTTGCGATTAGTCGTTTGTATCTTTTGTTTACTGGTACAACCGAATCAGAAACCCAGCCCGGCAAGGCTGGGTTTCGTCATTTTGGGAACTCGCCAAGTTTTGATTCTATTCGGGTCGGAACATCCCGCCCCAATCCATGTCACAGAATGTAGCACAGCTAGTGCATCAGGCGCAATCTTGGCACCGATTCTGTCTCATCTAGCCGGATTATTGATCATCGCTGCCGCGATATGCGCTGCCCGCTTGACCCGCTCAGTCACGAACGAATCACATACATCAGGCCCGACATACTCGAGCAGCTCTGCCAACACCTTCTGCAGGTCACCCATCCTACTTGATCCGCGCTGATCGATCACCTGATCATCTTGATCACTTGTCACATTACCCACCGACAACCCTCCCGGCTGTACCTGTATAAACGTACAGGTTAATTTTGACACCTTGCGACCCAAAGGGGCAAGCCGAAAAAAGAAAAGCCCCGGCACATGGCCGGGGCTTTGGATTCGAATCTGGCGCTACAGATCATCTGACAGCGCATTGGCTTGATGCGCATTAAGCTGCTTCTCATAGCGCGGGTCGGTATAGATCAGCGTCGCTGACTGGTTCATCTGCTGATCGGTATCCAGCCGGATAAACACGGTGTCACTATCAAAGGCGATGAATGCCTGAGTGTTTGGCGTGGTGTCGAGGGCGCTGAAATACTGGGCCGGCGACATTGAGGATGGCTGGCCATACTTCTTGATCAGGCTGTCACGCAACCCGATAGCCTTATCGACATCGGTCTCGATGCCCAAGCGCAAAAACTTGTCGCCAATGAAGAACGCCGATGCAGCCACCTTGTCGCCACCGAACGGCAGATCTTCACAGGCCAGGGCCGTTACCCCCTTGATGCCATAATCCGCCGGAGAAAATGAGCAAATGCCGCTGCTCATGACCTCTTTGGTGGATGCCCCGAATTTCACACTCTTGTAGCCATCGACCGCCAGCGCCTGGCACGACAACGCCGAGCTAATCAGCACGATTGCAGTAGCAATTTTTTTCATAAAAACCCCGCAGTTATAGTTTTGGGAAGGCTATCAATAACGGCGCGATGGAGTCAAACCGGCTTCTTTTCATCCGTGATCGGGGTCGTTGCCTCGATGGTCATGCGATAGCCGCCAGAGCGGCTGCCACGCGCCACCACGCGATCGATAGACATTGCGCCGGCCATGTTGTTGGGGAACGACTCATCGAGCGTGATGGGCGTTTCTGCGGCCAGATAGGGGTCACCTGGCACGTCCAAGGTTATCCGGCGCTTCTCCCGCTTGGCCTTCCTGCTCTGCCCCTTGAGCGCCTGAGACGCATGCTCTGCGTTGACGTACATGTGGGGCAGCTTGCGGTATGGGGCCTCCCCGGATTTAACCTCATGCACGGCGCCGGTCTTGTCGTCTTGCCACTGGGCAATGACACCGCTGACCACCTTACGCTGGCCCTCATCGAGCTCACAGTTGACGAAGTGCTGGTTGTTTGGCCGGTTGTCTGGCGGCACCCGCAGGACGATAGGCTCCATCACCTTGCCGCTGATGGTTGTCGTTCTGCCGCGCAGGGCCAGCACATACATACCATCCATCGGCTTGGCCACCGCGTCATGCTCCTTGGCGATACGGGTCAGAAAGGCCGCGTCCGTCTCATCGGTCTGGTCGATATGACCGAGGGGGATCTTGTCCAGCTCTGGATCCACGCGGGGGGTCATGTCGTGAGCCTGCACCACCTCCCGAAACAGATCGCCGAGGGTGGGCGCATCCCAGCTGCGGGTGCGGCGCTCCTTGAACCCCGTTTCATCCTTGCCGGTGAAGGGGGCTGACGTGGCCACGATGGTGACCCGGCGAGGGAACAGGCGCGGGGTGATGCGGGTGATCTTGAAATCTCCAATTCGCAGCGGCCCAATCTCCTTGTAGCCTTCATACCACGTCAGCACCGCACCCTCTTCGGGAATGCCGCCAATCCCTTCGACGTTGACAACCAGGGTCAACTGGTCGCTCTGTTCGCCGGCGGCGTCAACCCGGTCGAATGACTCCATTCGTGCGTTAATGATCTGGGACCCTGCTCCCTCGCAGTAATAAACAGGGGTCGTCCCCAGTCTCAGCTCCATACCCCCTCCCGCTCTTTCGGTACGCTGGGCGGCTGCTCTGGCAGGGTGATCAGCACACCGGCCGGCAGCACCAGGCCATAGTTGTGGAGGTGAGGGTTAAGCCGGTACACCTCCTCCTCAATGGCATCATCATCACGACCCAGCAGGCGCCACGTCAGCAGGCCAAGGGTATCGCCATCGGTTGTTCTCACTCTCATCGGCGATCACTCCCCAATGACGGGTTGGCGAACTCGACCAGATTGATCGTAATGTCCTGCACCATGCAGGTGCCATTGTGGATAATCTGCTCCCCCTTCACTTCGAACGACTTGAGCACATACTGCCCATAAGCAGTGCCATCACCGCGTACCAGGGTACGAGGCTTGAACTCGTCACGGGCCTGCTTCAACTTCTCGATCTGCTCCTCCCCGTCGCTGGAATACCAGCGTCCGGTAAAGGTGATGGTGTCCAGCTTGCGGCCGGTCTGCTGGAGCAATGGCAGTTCGTTAAGCAGCTCTATCTCGACCCAGCCACCGTCAAAACTGCGGGTCAGGCCTAGCAACGGGTTGCCACCGGACATCGAGAAGTTATACGAGCCCCAGCTGAACTGCTTGTCAGGCTTAGCCTGGGCCTGATTCAAAAGAAGGCCAGCACCGAGGCTGGCCAATAGTTGCGTAGGGAACCTCATCAGTCTCTTCCTAATCCAGCCAGGCTGGCATCGATGCGAGTATCCAGCGACAGGCTGCTGGTCAGCAATGACGGCAGGAAGCTCGACAGCTGCGCCTTGATCTTCTCCACCAGGGCGTTGTCCTGTTCAGGGTCGCCGCTGGCACGGACATCAAAACGCAGGTCGAACTTGTTGGAGACCTCGGTCTTTCTGGTCTCCTGCTTGATCACCTCTTTGACCGGATCGGCCCCATTGGCCAGCGCGGTCTTGTCGGTGGCAAACCACTTGCCGATCTGCTCGCCGATGACATTGCCAAGCTCACCGCCACCCCATGCGCCAAGCGCCCCGCCAACAGCAGCACCGACTGCAGTGCCGATAACCGGCACCACAGACCCGATAGCCGCACCTGCAGCAGCGCCAGCCCAACCACCTGCAGCACCACCGACCAGATCGCCGGTTGCGCCACCGATGACCGCAGTGTTGCCAGTCATGGCAGCACCATACAGCTCACTGCCGGCAGAGATCATGCCGAGGGGGCGGATCACCTTGCCGGCGACATGGCCAACCGTCTTGCCAGCACCCGCCAGTACCTCGGCAGCGCCGCCGCCGACATCGGCCACCTCCTTGACCATCTCTGATGCCTCTGCTCCTTTTGGCATCATCATCAGACCGGCACCAAGGCCGAGCAGGCCAGCCCCCTTACCAAAGCGCCCAAAGCGGCCAGAGCGGGCGCGAGAGGCACCGGCGCCGGCTATCCGATCCTCGGCCTCTCGCAGACGGCCAAGGCGAGATCTGGCCTTGCCATTTCTACCTGTACGGCCGCCACGGCCACCGGGGCCACCGGCCCCACCCATCATATCCAGCTGGCGGTTTACACGAGCCAGCCCTGCCGCAGCCCGATTGGCCGAGGCAGCGGTCTTGTCGTTCGCGCCGCCCAGCTTGGCCTTCATGATCCGGCCAGCCTGGAACATGTCGCTAAAGATGGATTTCACGCCTTTGAAGACGATGATCCCAGCCTTCAAGCCAATCAGCGCAGCACCGGCCTTGGCCAGCCAACCAACCGTTTCCTTGGCTGCAGAAGAGGTATCTAGCAGATCGGCTGCCGAGCTGGCCAAATCAGCAATAGGAGCGACTACCTCATCGAGAATCGGCAAAAAGCTATCGCCGATAATGATTGTGAGACGCTCAATGTTAGACCCGGCACGATCCAGCGCCGCCTGCCTGGTCTTGGCCTTGTTCTGGTACTCGGCCTCCATCGACCCGGCATAGGCAGCCTCATCACCGGCCAGCTTCATCGCCTTGCGCAGGAGGTCGGTGTTGGCCGTCAGCTTGCTGACTGCCCCCACCACCTCCTCACCAAACAGCTGGCTGATAAAGGCGGCTTGCTTGTCCTTGTCCTGAGTGCCGATCTTGCCAAGCACCTTGAACAGGGTTCCGCCAGCGTCGCGCTGCATATCCTTGGCCAGCGCCATGGGATCAAAGCCGAGCATCGCCAGGGTGTCTTTCTGGGCCTTGGTCGCCGCGAATGACTTGTTGAGCCGCCCTGTGATGTTCTTCATGGCGGTGGCGGTGGTTTCCTCACCCTCACCACCGGCAATGAGTGAGGCAGCCAGTGCCGCCGCTTGCCGGTCGGTAAAACCGGCCTTCATGGTGGTGGCACCCTGCCGCAGCATGACGCGGGCGACTTCTGCCGGCTTGGCCGCCATCTCGTTGGAGATCGCGTTGGAGTAGTCAGCCAGGCGCATCGCCTGATCCTGATCCATCCCCATTGCCGAACGCCACTTGGCCAGGGTGCTGCCCGCCTCCTCGGCGGTCATCTCCATGGCTACCGACATCTTCGACGCATCACCGGCAAAGCGCAGCAGCTCTTTGGCATCCGTGGTGCCGTCTGCCCGCTTGCCGATCCCGGCCTCACCGGCCGCCGCCACGATGTTGGTCATGCCGACCTGGTCAACACCAAGATCAGCCGCCAGTTTCATCATGGCTCGGCGGGTTTGACCTTCTTCACCTGCATCCTTGAAGTTGACTACCTTGGTCACACCAGCAAAGGCGCTCTCATAGTCCACCGCCTTCTTGGCCGCATAGATAGCGGGGGCAGACGCCGCCGCCAAGCCGAACAGCTCTCCCGGGATGTCGTCACGGGTTTTCTTGTTGGCGGCCATCTTGGCCTGGGCATCCGAGATAGTGGCCAGCCGCTTCTGCTGGCGCTCCATCGCGGCGGTAGCGAGATCCGTATCGCGCTTGAGCCGCAGCTGCTCGGCGCCGAGCGCCTTGGTGTTGATCCCCGCCTTGCTAAGGTCGTTGGTCAAGGAGCCGAGACGGCGGCCCTGGCTGCCCAGCGTATCGGTCAGCCGCTTGGCTTCGCCGGTGGCGCTCTTTTGCGCCTTTTCAGCCTCCTTGATCTCCTTGCCTGCAGCGGAATAAGCCGCTTTCAACTCGGCTATCTTGCGAGTGGTGGCGGCAATGGCCTCCTGCTGGGCTGGCGTCGTCGGGCCGACAAAGCCCTTCATCTTCTCCAGCTGGCGCTCAGCAGCCTGCAGCTCTTTCTTGTACCCCTTCTGCTGCTCTGTCAGGCTCTTGATGGCGGTGGCCGCCTTGCCAGCTTCCTCCTTGGCGCCGGCAAGGGCGCCACGGGTGCCATCCATCTCCTTGCGCAGAGATCCGAGATCCGCCGACCGCTTGCTGGTATCGCCAAGCTGCTTGATCTGCTTGTTGGTCTCGTCAATTTCTTGACGAAAGCGGGCCGAGGCAGAGCCAGCAGATTCAAAAGCGGCGCTCAGGTTCTCCTTGGCCGAGAGCGTCACCGAATACTTTTTGTCAGTCATGCTTCTTCACTCCCAGCCTGGCCAGCGCCAACTCATAGCGGCGCAGGGCAGCAGGTACCCGCCACCCCTTGATCTCTTCTTCCGAGGCCGAGTAGACCAGCGGCACTACGTCTATCAGGCGTTCGACGTCTGCAGGGGAAAGTAGTCCGCCGTTTCGGCCAAAAAATCGGTGAGTCTCGTTTGCATGGCGAGCCAGTCCGGCATATGCAGCTTCATCACGGCATCCGGCATCAGGTTGGTACAGACGGCAATCAGTTCCCGCTCCTGGTCAAAAACACCCAGATCGCGCACTGAATCAGTCAGGCGCACAGTGGGCGGGTTCATGGTCACCACGGTGACCGGATCTTTACCACGCATGTGGTCAACGATCGGCACCAGCAGGGGGAACTCGTCAGGGTTACGCACGACACCAGGAACATCTGGCAGCAGTTTGTAACTCGGGGTCATCACCAGCTCACGGATAATCTTGTCGATAGAGTTGAGGTCTGGATTGGTCAGGTCACCGCGCTGTTCGTCAGTCAGGCCGGTATGCGCAGTAAAAACGGCAACGTTAAATCCATGTTTATCCCGCTTGGCTTCATCCGGGTTATCCATGTTGAACTTGGCGCGCAGGTCGCGCATTTCGCCGATGGGTACGGTGGACACAGTAACGGCAGTAATCCCGTCCAGCGGCCAGCGCAGCGGGTGGGTCTTGGTATAGGGCTTGGTCATCATGGTTCTCGTAATAAAAAAGCCCCGCTTGGCGAGGCTTGGGAAATATGGGGAGTGAGTGGGGCCAGTGGCCCCACCCGGCAGCAGGGGTTAGAACATGCCGATGTTGGCTCGATGAGTTGCCAGCAGGTCACCATCGCCGAGATCGCAGATGGATGCCTTGCGGCTGACGTGCCACTCCTGAATGCCGTTAACAACGCGGCGGGACTCGTCCAGGCTGAGGTTCAGAGTGTCCTCCGGCAATTCGCTGACAACACCAGCTGAGCGCTCGCGGGTGGCGATACGACCAGTCCAGAACTCCTGAATGGCCGTTACTACGCCATCCTCGTCTTCCCATGACTCGCTGACGATCACGGTGACGGGGGAGCCAGCCTTGCGGCCAGTCATTTTCAGAACCCATGAAGTCAGGCCCTTGGCGACGATCTTTGCCGCCATTTTTTCAACGCCAGTGCGCATATCACCAGCGATAAAGCTGCCGCCGATATCACCGGTTTTTTCCTTCGGAGGCGTGGACTCCCAGGAGATAATTTCACGCTGGATCGGAATGCCATCAATGACAATCCGCTGCGCCATCCGTACATTTTGACCAGCCATTACAGCACCTCGTTCAGGAAGCTTTCGACAATGCCCTCATCCTCGCGCAGGTGGTAAACCATGTGCTCGTTCGGGCTGTAACCGGCAAAGCCGATCACGATATGCCACTCGCCGTTGCGGTAGTTCTCAACGTTGTTGAGAGTGGGGTGGAGGTAAACCTTGGCGCCGATCATCTTGCCGGCCGCCGCTTCACCATCGAGCCAGTTCTGCAGGGAGGCGACCTTGGACTGCATAAACTCTTTCGACAGCAGGCGGCCCATGCCAGGCTCAGTGGTGGCGATCAGCTTGCGGATAATCGCCAGCTCAAGGCGGTCGAGGTTGATAAAGCGGCCGCTGAGTGTCCGGTTGCCAATCAGCGAGAACCCGCCGAGGCTGGTGCGGCCGAAATAGCAGATCCCGTACTTGTTCAGACGGTCACCGCCGCTGGTTTTGTCCAGCAGGTTGTAGTCGATGGTGCGCTGAGTACCGTCGATATAGACGTTCATGCGGCCCTGGCTCGGGTTCTCATGCACATCGACTCGGCCAACGCAGCTGAGGTAGTGCGCCACGCCGGACATATAGACATAGCCCTTCACCGCGTTCGACCATACCTTGACGAAGGGGTCAACCAGCACGGCACCGGCATAGCCGGTATCCACTACGCCGAGGGATTGCGACAAGGCGATCACGGCTTCGTCGTTGGTGCTCGGCCCCTCCAGCGCCGGCGATGCAAACAGCCGCTTGGCCATCTTGGCCAGGGCGTCATGCACCGCCTTATGGTTAAAGCCGGGGGCGGCGATGTCGGTCAGGGTCTCCGGGATGTCGGCAGCCAGCGCCTCGATGCCGGTACGGCGGCCTGTCAGCGGGTCGATACCGCCGACGATCTTGGCGATGGTGCCGGATGCCGTCAGGTCTTTACCGTGGATCACAATCTTGTGGCCGGCAGTGAGGTCTGCCAGCTTGATAGCGCCTGCACCACTGATGGTCAGCACGTTGGTTTCACCGGGGATGTAGCTCACCAGCGCCGAGGTCTTGCCGCCGATCTCGGCAGTCCAGCTGGCAGCCTGGGCTCCAACGACCGCCTCCAGCAGGGTCGGGTCGGTGATGGTCACAGCCAGCGAGCCGTTGTCATTGGCCTTGGCGGTGACGATCGCCCCTTCGTAATCCTTATTGGCCGGGGCGACGCTGTTGTCTTCATCTTCGATGATCACGTAGATGGAGCACTGGGCCGCATCCAGCATCGCTTTGCATGCCCGCCACAGGGTGCCGCGCTCATTGCCAGCCATATCCAGCTTGGCAAGCGCAGCCTTGTTATTGATCCAGTAGGCTTTGCTGCGCGGGATATCCGGGTGGGCATCCGGCGCGGTGCCGACCAACCCGAACACGGCGCGACCGAGCGGCCCCATCGGGGTGGGGGCGGGCTCGCGCACAATGCTTCCGCCGTTATGGACAAACTGTTCGATTACAGGCATGGCTTATTTCCCCTTGCTGGACTTGGCAGCCGGTTTGACGGTGAGATAGCCGCTGAGGAGAAGCTGGGTCGCCTCGCTCTCGGTCATCTCGACGGTGGTGCCTGCCTCCAGCCAGTGGCCGGTATTGGCATGCTCGAACCCGAGCTGCACCAGGTACTCGATTTTTTCCATGGGTTACTCCCGAAAATGGGCAATAAAAAACCCGCCGAGGCGGGTTGTAGTTGGGGATGTTGCTAGATGACTTTTTCAGGTTCAGCGGGCCATTGCGGCTTCTCAGGCCAGCCAGGCTGTTCTGGCACCAGCGTCAGCTCGTAGCG